GAGTTTCCAGTTCAAGACCAAACTGATGACATGGAAGCAGATATGACTGACACAGATTTTACCTCAGCAGTTGACGGTGAAGAAAGTGATGAAGAGTCATCAGCTCCAGCAGACAAAGGCGATATTCAAGATCTTGAAGATGCTCTAGAAGAACTAAAAGCTGAATTTGAAGCTCTAATGGCAGCAGAAAAGAACGAAGAAGAAAATGAGCCAGGTGTTCATGATGATGAAGAAGGTGAAAGCCCATTAGATTCAGCTGAAGACGAAGAAGAAGGCGAAGAAGAAAAGAAAGAAGGCAACCCATTTGCTGAAAGCAAAATTGCTCGCACACAAGGCGAGAAAATGCGTGAATACATTGAGAAAGTAAGTGTATCGATGGTTGACGGCAACGGTGTTGGTTCTGGTACAGGCGATCTAGCTGGCCAAACTGGACATGACTCAGGCAAGAGCCCAATTAGCTCTGGTTCAGGCAAGCCAACAAGCGGTGCAAAAGCAATTCCAGCTCCATCAGACAAGCACTCAGAAGACGGTACTTCACCAAAAGGTAAAGTAGGCGGATTGCTCAAGACTGGTGGCGACTTTGTCAAAGCAGGTACAAAGAACGTAGCTTCAAGTGCAAATGCCAAGAAGCCAGATGGTTCAAAACTAACAGGTGTAAGCAAGCCAGCTAACGCAGAAGGCAAGCCAGTTGGAGCAGGATCAGGTCAGAACAGTGTATCCGGTGCCACAAACACCAAGAGCATTGAGTCAGGCAAATAATAGGAAACACGGATGTCAATTTCTTATCTAAGAGAACATTTAAGTTTTGATCAAGCTCGCGTTGTATTGGAGAGTGATGACAAGGATGGTAAAAACCTTTATCTAAAAGGTATTGCCATCCAGGGTGGTATACGCAATGCAAACCAACGTGTATACCCTGTCTCCGAAATAGGCAGTGCTGTTAAGACTCTAAACGACCAAATTCAAAACGGGTACAGTGTTCTTGGAGAAGTTGATCATCCAGATGACCTAAAAGTAAACTTGGACCGTGTGTCCCACATGATTACAGATATGTGGATGGACGGTCCTAACGGATACGGAAAGATGAAAATCCTTCCTACACCGATGGGGCAACTAGTACGCACTATGTTAGAAGCTGGTGTAAAACTTGGCGTGAGCAGTCGTGGATCAGGTAATGTAAACGACAACTCAGGTGAAGTATCCGATTTTGAAATTATTACGGTTGACATAGTTGCTCAGCCCAGCGCACCTGGTGCGTATCCTACACCTGTTTATGAGCATTTGATGAACAATCGTGGTGGGTACAACGCTTGGCGCACAGCACAAGAAGTAAAACAAGATCCAAAGGCCCAGCAGTATATTAAGGAATCAATGCTTAATATAATAAAAGGTCTCAGGTAAGCCTAAGGAGAAAGAGAGATGTTGGACGCATTCAAACAACTAGTTGAAAGTGGCATAATGTCAGAGCAAGTAAGTTCTGAGATTGAGTCTGCCTTTACTACAAAGATTCAAGAGAATCGCGACCAAGTCACAGCTGAACTTCGTGAAGAATTCGCTACCAAATATGAACACGATAAAGGTGTCATGGTTGAAGCTATCGACAAGATGTTAAGTGAAAGATTGGCCGCAGAGATGGCTGAACTTGCAGAAGACAAAAAAGCACTTGCTGAAACACGTGCCAAGTATGTTGAAAAGATGTCATCTGATGCAAAGATGATGGAGTCTTTTATTGCAGGACAGCTAGCACAAGAGATGGTAGAATTCCAAAACGATCGCAAGAAAGTTTCTGAGAATTTTGAAAAATTAGAACAGTTCGTTGTCAACGCACTGGCTAAAGAAATAAGTGAATTTGCTGAAGACAAGCGTGATCTAGCTGAAACAAAGGTTAAGATTGTTGCTGGTGCTAAAGAAAAATTTGCTGAAGTAAAATCGCAATTCATTAAACGTGCCGCTGGCGCTGTTCAAGAGACTGTAGAGAAAACCTTACGTAGTGAAATTACACAACTACGCGAAGATATCGATTCAGCTCGCACTAACAGCTTTGGTCGTCGTATTTTTGAAGCGTTTGCTCAAGAGTTTCAGGGATCATATCTTAACGATAAGTCAGATACAGCTCGTCTGTTGAAGATTGTTGACAAGAAAGAAGCTGAAATTGCTGAAGCTCAAGCTGCTCTAGCAGAGACACAACAACTGGCTGAATCCAAAGATCGCGCACTCCGCGTTCAGAAAGATTTGATGGAACGTGCCGCTGTAATGAGCGAACTATTAGCACCATTAAGTGCCGATAAGAAAGGCATTATGTCACAACTATTAGAGTCTGTACAGACTCAACGTTTGGCTAGTGCGTTTGACAAATACCTACCCGCAGTCATGGAAGGCGCAACACAGAAGACCAAAGCCGCTGCTGTTATTACAGAATCAGCTGAAGTTACCGGTGATCGTGAAGTAAGAAAGTCTGAGGTAGGCTTAGACAATATATTAGATATCCGCAAACTAGCGGGTCTAAAATAATTCAAGGAGACATAAATGTCACAGTTATTAAACGAAAGATGGTCAGAGACCAAAGAAGCTCTGCTTGAAGGCCTATCAGGTACACGCAAGCAGTCAATGAGCGTATGTTTAGAAAACACACGTCGTCATTTGGCAGAAAGTGCATCAGCTGGTGCAACTTCAGCAGGTAACATCGCAACACTAAACCGCGTAATTCTTCCAGTAATCCGTCGTGTAATGCCGACTGTTATTGCTAACGAAATCGTTGGTGTACAACCTATGACTGGTCCAGTTGCTCAGATCCACACTCTACGTGTACGTTATGCAGATAACGGCGACAACGTGATTGCTGGTGAAGAGGCACTAAGCCCATTCAAAATTGCCGCTGCTTACTCAGGTAACAACGATGGTAATTCTCCAAAGGCCAATTCAACAGCGGCTCTAGAAGGTACACCAGGTAAGCGCATGTCAATTCAAATCTTGAAAACAGCCGTAGAAGCCAAGAGCCGCAAGTTATCAGCTCGTTGGACTTTTGAAGCTGCTCAAGATGCACAAGCACAACAAGGTATTGATATCGAAGCTGAAATCATGGCTGCGTTGGCACAAGAAATCACAACTGAAATTGACCAAGAAATCCTAGCATCACTACGTGGTCTAGCATCAGTTGAGCAGTCATATGACCAGTCACTAGTGTCAGGTACAGCAACATTCGTTGGTGATGAGCATGCCGCTTTGGCAATTCAGATCAACCGTGTTAGCAACTTGATCGCACAGCGCACACGTCGTGGTGCAGGTAACTGGGCTGTTGTTTCAAACCAAGCACTGACAATTCTACAATCTGCTACTACAAGCGCATTTGCTCGTACAACAGAAGGTACATTTGAAGCTCCTACAAACACCAAGTTTGTTGGTACATTGAATGGCGCAATGCGTGTTTATGTTGATGCCTACATGACCGATGTTGATGATAGCAATCAAGTATTGATCGGTTACAAAGGTGCTTCAGAGGCGGATGCGGCTGCGTTTTATTGCCCATACATTCCTTTGATGAGTTCTGGTGTTGTTCTTGACCCAACAACATTTGAGCCAGTAGTTGGTTTCTTAACTCGTTACGGGTACGTCGAATTGACCAACACCGCCTCGAGCCTTGGAAACGCCGCTGATTACCTAGGAAAAGTTTCAATTGCTAATGCAACTGTAAGCTTCAAGTAATCAACTGCTACACAATGCAACAAACAAAAACCACCTTAGGGTGGTTTTTTGTTGACTTTATTTTCTGACTCTGTTATAATGTATAATGCGGCAGACTATGCTAAATAAACATATGAAACACTTTATATATAAAACAACTCACAAAAATGGCAAATACTATATTGGTAGGCATAGCACTGATAATATAGACGACGGGTATATCGGATCAGGGCTATGGCCAAGTTCTATTAAAGATAAATCCACTCTTACACGAGAAATATTAGAGTATGCAGAAGACGAAGCGAGTCTGAAACACCTTGAAGGAAAATACTTAGTAGAACATTTTGGTAAACCAGAATGTATGAACAGAACTAGAGATCCTATAGGGTTTGATACTGAAAACAACCCTATGAAAAATCCTAAAATAGCAGAAAAGATAAGCGGATCCAATCATTGGACAAATCAACATCCAGAAAAAATACAAGCGATAGTTAATTTACAAAAAGACAAATATAACAAAGGACAGCATAATTGGTCAAAAAAACATCCAAATAAAGATGGATCAGTTTCTCGCAGAACAGCAGAGCTAGGCCGCAACGTCTTCCAAACTAATAACCCAAGTACGTGGAGAGCTGAACAAGGTATACATCACTGGCAAAACGGTAATGCTCCAAATACCAACGGTAAGCTGAACAAACAGCTTGTGGCAGAAGGTCGCCACAACTTTCAAGGGCCCGATCTTAATAACCGTCGTATTGCAGAAGGAACACACAATTTTGTTGGTTCAGATAGTAATCTTAAAAGATTAGCGGAAGGACGACACCCTAGTCAAATGAAAAAAACTTGCGAATATTGTGGTAAAGAAACCAGTGTAGGTATGTATAAAAGATGGCACGGAACAAATTGTAAAGGAAAACAACAATGAACTCAAGACAGTATGAAAGAATGATGATAGAAGTATTAAACACAACGCTGGCAGCAGCTGGCATCGATCCAGAAGATTGTGCCGGGTCTTGCCTGAGTGCTGACCGTACAGAATATGAAATAGTCTTGAAAGACGGCACTAGCAAAACTATCCCTAGCAGATTTGACCGCTTTGAAGACTAACCCTCTAACTGTAGATCAATCAGCTAGTATATTTTTATAAGCGGCGTATCTAGTTCTACGATCATCAATGCCATTAAGGCCACCGTTGATCAAGCGGGTAACAGCATCAGTATCTTCAGCATCTGCGGCTTTGTTTATATGTCTTGTAGTCCAGAACCAGCAGGCACCTACTACGCACCCTTCTTTTGATTCTAGCCAGTTGGGATCTTTCAACAGGCGTTCATCACCAAATACCGCCAGACTACATGCCTTGTAGTTGTCATGTCCTGTAAGCTGAACAATCCCACGTCCACGATAGCGCCATCCATCACCGCTTGCCTCATTACCGTTGCCCATGCGATTGGCATAGACTCTGTTGGCAATACGTTCAGGCTGACGAGCATAGGCATTGGCCAACTCCTGTGTGGGGAAATACTTCTTAAATGTGGTCATAAGACCAGGAGCACCATAGTTTAGGTTCTCGTGAGTGGCAGTAAAATTAAGACTTTCGTGGCCAGTCTGTGACAAGAAAGCCGCTACTCGCTCTAGCGTATTGATCTCATACTTGGCAAACTGTTCTTGTAAAATAGGAAACCATTGGTCTATTTCTCTGTTGTTTGATAGGCATTTTTGCAGTGTTTCTTGAGTAAAATTCATGTGTAGATCCTCTTGATGAGGTATTTATATATGATCCAGTTCCAGCTAAATATATTGTCAGCTACAAGATGTAGCATTATGCAGTAACCCACTGCGTAGACCTAGAACGTCAAATTAAGGAGAAACAAAATGGGACGTCCATTAAACAAAAAGCTATTTGGTGCAAACGCACTGCCAAACATCAAGGTTCATTTCAATAACGGTACCAGTGGTGTTGTTGGCTTTATTGTAAAACAAAAAGGCTCTAAAAAATTCCTATGCCAGTCAGCTGCTGGAATTCAAGCAACCTGTCGATTAGTGAACAAAGCACAGGCTAGTTTATTGCCAGGTGAAATGAGCATGACAGTCAAGCTAGACAGCGGTGTAACAGGTCGTGTAACCAAGATTTCTGCCCACAGACTCACAGTCAATGGTGCAAGTTATCCATGGAGCTTCTCTGCATCAACTAGTGATAGCAAAGCTCAAGTAGAAGAAGCTGGTACATCAACCACTGTAATTTCTACAGCCACTGGCGCCACTTCAATCGCAGGCGCATAATTAATAAAGGAGAAACAAAATGGGACGCCCAATCAATAAAAAATTCTTTGGAAATTTAAATTATCCACGCAATCAAGTACCACAAAATAACACAGGTACGGGTGGAGAATCATTGGCAAGTATTACAATTTTAACTAAAGGTACCTATACCTCAGCATTGCCAACAGTGGTAAACACCAGTCCAACACCAGACCTAAACGTTGAAAGCAACGTGGCGGCCTTAATTGGTGCAGTACACGGTCACGCATTAACGGCAGTTGCCACTGCGGCCGGTACTGGATATAACCTAGGCAATGTATTAACACCAACAGGTAGCGGCACAGGTAGAGCATGTACATTTACAGTCACCGGCCTAACAGCGGTTGGCATTACACTCAACAACGGTGGTACTGCAAACGATGTAGGTGACGAATTTACATTTTCAGTAGCAGGGTTTACAATTAGAGTTCGTGTTACTGGATCTAACGCAGGTGTTGCAACAACAGTTTCTATTGTCGACGGCGGCGTTTGGGTATCAGGCGCATTGCCAGGCAATACTATAGGAATGTCTCGCACACAGGTTGCAGCCGGTCAAGACTTTAACGGCCAAGGTCTACAAGTTAACTTTACAGCTTGGGGTGTTGCTACAGTTGCGGTTGCTGATCAAGGTAACTATACAGCAATTTCTGGCGGTGCTAAAGCAACTACAGTTAGCCCAGCAGGCGGTACAGGCGCAACGTTGACCATCACTTATGGTGTTAGCGGTGTTGACATCACCAGCGGCGGCAGTGGATACATTACTGCTCCTGCATTGGCATTTAGTACTGGTGGCGCTACTGGTTCTATCAATCTAACCAGCACAACCAACACAGCATTAAACATCACAGCTTGGGTACCGTTCACACCATCAAATACAGTTAATTCTGCTGGTAGCGGTATTGCTGGTGATATTGTAAAGCAAGAAAGTAGTCGTCGTTACTATGTAGATACTAACCAAGGTCACGGTATTTGCAAATTAGTAACAGCCGCGCCAGCTGTAGGCGAAATGACTATCGTAGCCACTGACGCTGGTGGAAATACATACTATGTTAAGAAGTTAACAGCTCGTCGTGCAGTTCTAGTTAGAAAAACTGGAAGCACATACGAATTTGCAACTAACTCATCAGCCGGGTGGACATTGGGTTCTGCAGCCGCAGGCATTGTAAGTATTGCCAGTATCTAAGAAGCAACTGGACAAGGGGGATTCGTCCCCCTTGCTTAATATGTTAGAAATAAAATCAAGTCTAGACTGGTCCAAGACAGAAACAGCAATAAGAAAACTTGGAAATATGTTGCCCATGTTTGAAGGCGATGTTAAACGAATACTAATCGGCATATCTGCCATGGTTCGAGAATTGAGTCAATTAGAAGTAGAAGCTCGTAGTACTCGCTCGCCAAGTGCTCAAAGAGCCTGTAGTCAAAAAGTAGCACGAATAAACGAAGATTTAAAACAGATACAAAAATTTCATCTAATGTCAATGTTAACAAAATAATATGTCCTACACATATCTTCCGCAGGCAGTTGAGCAGACCGCTAATGAAAATGAAATTAGTTGGCAACAGTCACCTGCAACAGAAACTGGATATCTGTTAGAGAGCAATTGGACAACTGTTAAAACTCTAGTACATATTTCTAACCCTGCCACTGGGGATTTACGCTCTAGAACACAGGCTCTGGTCTGTAGTAATTTTCAAATAACTGATTTACCCCAGCAGATTTCAGGAATAGAATTACAGCTTTTAACGGATCGAAATGGTAGAATAGTTGATGAAATAATCCAACTAACGTATCAAGGACAGCCAATAGGCAGTAATAATTTTGTGTACAAAACAGACAGCAATGGACATTTACCTATTAACAATACCACAACATATGGCGGACCTGATGATCTATGGGACGCTGAAATAACAGCGGAAATGCTACAAGATCCTAGTTTTGGGGTTATTTTGAAGTTTCAAAGCCACCCGTATTATCCACACAACAGTGGAATGCGTTTAAAAGCAGTTTCGTTAACAGTCTATTAATAATAAATAGCTAAAAGGATTAGTCACATGACCACCGAAGTTCTAAAATTACAAGGCGACTATTTAATTCAAACTAGAGTTAATACTAGCGGAGCCAGCACAGGTGGAAGTATTGTACTTGATCTAGGTTCAATAAATTCTGCCAATACTGGCACTGTTACAATTAACGGAAATTTGGTTGTTCTTGGAGATACGCTATTTGGCAGTGTGACTAATGCAACTGTTGAAAATACTCGCATAACAGATCAAATAGTTACTCTAAATGCTGGCGAACCAACCACCGCGTTGAATGGCGGTGTTACTGGATCAGGGTACACTGGATTAAAATTATCTAGGGGGCGGGTTGGACGAGATCAAGACCAATTTGCTGCCTTTATGGAATGGAACGAAAATGAAGATTGGCAGGGATTTGGCGCTATTAGTAAAATTACCGGACTGTTTGAATTCCGTGTAGGTAAAGCAGGTCGCCCGCAATACAGCGGTATCAAAGTCAATGCCATTCGAATAGATGAAAATTCAGCATCATCGCAAGAAGCCGGCCCAGGACAAGGCCCTAGATTAAGTATTTTTGGAAGCGATAATCCCACAGCAGTTATGAGTGTTAGAGGAACTGACAATTATGAATTTCGTGTAACGCATCCAGATGATATTCCCAACAAAGCATATGTTGATACAGTGTCAGCATCTACTGTTGTAAGTACCAAAGATTTAATTCGAGGCAAGTCATTTGTTAAAATTGTTGACACCTTTGCAGACGGAGTTACCAGCGAGATTGTTGGAGTTCTCAACGGAGATCCATTAGAGCGACTAGCTATAACTACAGGAACTGTGGTATTAAGATTAACTCCAGCAGTTGCACAAATTGGTGGAATACAAATAGTCAATAACGAAATTCAAGGAGTTGGCGCAAATTCTGATCTTCGACTGGCAACAGACGGCACTGGACAAATTGTGTTGGCCTCTCCAATATTATTTGAAGCAGCTAATATACCATCACCAGCACCTGGTCAAATTGGACTTTACTCTAGTGTGCCCGGTGGAGGTGGCACAGGAATATATTTCGTAGCTAACAGTCCAACTGGCGTAGTTACTAGCGATGAATTTGTTAATCGCAAAAAAGCATTAATTTTTAGTTTAATATTTTAAGGAATAATCATGGCAATTAACAATGTCCGAATTGCATCAACATCGACTGCTGTATTTTCAGCAGAGGGTCAGCAGGCAATTACTACAATAATATTTTGTAATACTTCTGAAGCAACAGACGCTACTATAAATGTGTTTGCAGTTCCGTTTGGCAGCAATGCTGGCGTAACTACCCAAATTATAAATCAAGTTTCTATTCCAGTAGCTGAAACCTTTGTAATGGATACAGAGCGATTGATTTTAGAAGATGGTGATGTTATATACGCTCAAGCATCACAATCTGATGTTATTACAGCAACAGTTAGCTCGGTTTCTACTCAATAATGAAATTCTACAAAAGACTCCCTATCAACGTTAAAAATCCAATGAACAACCGTTTTGCGGTTGAAGAAGACGGACGAATCGTAACTAATACCACTCGCGGAATACAAACTCCTCAAGGTACTGCTGCCGATCGTACTGCGCTACCAGCCAACGGAGAGCTTCGCTATAATAACGATATCGGAGTAGGTGGAGAATTAGAAGTTTATGTCAATGGAGTTTGGGAAATTGTAAAGACAAATCGTCATGCAACTGTTACTAAACAGGAATTTAATAATGGCGATTATTCTGATACAATTTTTGGGCCGTTGGCCTACAATATTGATGTAAATAAGCCTGAAAATTTAACAGTATATGTAGAAAACGTTTATCAAATTCCTGGAATGAACTATGAGTTAACAGCTAGTACCGTGGTAAATCTGCTAACAGTCTCAACAAATTTAACAGAGGTAGCTCCTGTATCAACTAATACATTATATCTAAATTCAATTGCTGATTTTAACATTGGTCTTCCAATTTCTGGAACTGGTATTCTTTCAGGAACTATAATTACAAATTCTGACATTGTGTTTAATTCTATAACATTGTCAGCTGCAATAGATCAGCAAATGACCACAGCCTCAACTGTTACTGTTACATATCCTACTGGCACTTATGTCAAATTCTACGAGAACGCTACGCCAGTTCCCTACAAGCCGGTGATCACTTTGCTGGGTCTCGACGGCTACTGCCCTCCCTTTGAAGTCTAATCTCTAGCTTTTTACCAAATAGTATAAATACTAATGATGCCGATGTTCGGCAGGATTATACTGTGGTAAACCAGCAATGTAAATTGGTTATCCGTGAAACACGGTGTCTTGAGGAGCTTCTATGGCCGTAGGTCGCATATCGGGTCCGTTACTCTCGAAGAATTTACTTCGTGATGGCGTAGACCTTGCTTTCGAAACTGATTTACTATACCTCGACGTTACCAACGGTCGCATCGGTATCAAAAAAGCCACTCCAGACTATGAATTAGATGTAAACGGCACAGCCCGCTTCGCAGTTCTCACAGTAGCAAATACAGCAACCCCAGGCGCATTAACAATTTCTAGATCAGTTAATGGTTCAACAATATCTGACAGCATTGGCAACATTGTAATTCAGGCACCTGTTGACAGTAAAATTTTCCTACAGAATGACACTATTGTCAACGGAAATCTACATGCAACCGGTAATATTACCGCTGAAGGTAGTGTACAGATTGGTAATGCTACAGGAACAGATACCCTAAGCCTGTATGCTGATATTGTATCAAATATTACTCCACAGACTGCCAATCAATACGATATTGGAGCACCAGACAAGTCATGGGCTACTGGTTACTTTAACAGTATTGTTGCTGATGCAATTTCTAGTCTTCCAGGCAAAGATGTAAACATCGCTCCCTCAACCGGAGGCATAACTAACATTTTTGGAAATGTTCGCATCTGGGGAGATAATCCTTTAGGCACTGCTCCAGTTACAGCTAATACTTTGTATGTTACCATGGATGGTAGCGATACCAACGATGGTCGTGCAATGGATCCAAGTCGTGCTTGCCGTACTATTACAGGCGCACTGCGCTCACCATTTTACAAAGCTGGAACAAGCATTAAAGTTGCAGCCGGTCGATACTTAGAGGACAATCCTCTAAGACTAAAACCCTATACTTCAGTTATCGGTTCAGACCTACGTACTACAGTCATTGAGCCAATTAATAAGACACAAGATTTATTTTGGTTAGACAGCGGAAACTATCTAGCACAGATGATGTTCTGTAACGGGCAATCAGGTCTGTTACCAGGCACCGGATATACCTCAGGCACTAATCGAGGTGCGTATGCCACAGCCTTTGCACCAAACTACGGTGGCACAAAGATTGACCTGTACCACTCACCATATGTCCAAAACTGTACAAACCAATCAGGTCCTTGGTTAATGGATGGTACAATGTTTAATCCTAATCAAACTGTGCAAATTCCTGAAGCAGTTGGGACAGCAACATGGGTAGCCAACACTACCACAATGATTGTGGCCTTATCTGAAGGTGCGTTAGAAGTTGGTCAAAGTATCAACATTGGACCAACTCCGCAGGGGTATGTCAATGCACGTACACTGTTGTTGGCCAACAAAGCCTTTATCCAAGAGCAGACCATAGCCTATATTGATCAAAATAATGAATACTTCAGCTACGATCAAGCTGACTGCATGCGCGATATAGGATTGATTGTTGATAGTCTTATAACTGATCTAGTATTTGCCGGCAACGGTTATACACAAAGTAACTTTGCCGGATTACAGTATTGGAATCAAAACGGCTATACTGGAAACATTGCTGGCGAAGTAACCACAACAATTGATGCTGTTAATTATGTTAGCTCATTAGCACAGAAGATTGTGCTTAACGATGACAGTGGGACAAGATATCAATCAACAGTAACACAGAATACAAGTTTACCAGCGGCTACTGCCACAGAAGCTGAGGCGATTGCCCTAGACTTCTCTGTTATTACTAGCATTTTAACCAATGGCACTGTTGGGGTTACTGATATTATTCAACCAAATATGTTGAACGCGGTTTCCGATGGTGCACAATATGCCGCCAACTTGCTGCAACTAAATCGCACTTACATTGTTGAAGAAGCAATTGCATATATTGATAATCAAAATCCAGGATTCACATACGATCAAACTAAGTGTCGTAGAGATGTTGGCTACATGCTAGATTCAGTAACATTTGATGTGCTGTATGGCGGTAATCGTCAAGCAGTACAATCAGGTGTTTACTATTATGGATTTTCAGACACAGACAGCGCAATTGCCAACGAACGTCCACAAACAACTTCGGCCTATTACAGACTAAAAGACATTGTTGGATTGTTGATTACCAACCAGCCTGTAGTTAAATCTGCAGGTAACATCAGTAGTCAAGTTACCAATTTAACAACGGCTACTCCTGCAGAAGCAGTTCCTCTAAAGATCATGCTTGATCAAATTACAGAAATTATTAACGCCGGTCCTGCGGCTGCATCTGAGCCCTTACCAGTTGGCTTGATTAAATCATCAGACACAAATGTATTAAATGCTGCGGCAATATTACAAGCCAACAAGGCATTTATTACCAGCGAAATTATTGGCTACATTGAACAGACTTACAACAACGGCTTCGTATACAATCAACCCAAGTGCTACAGAGACACTGGGCTAATTGTAGATAGCATAGCAATGGATTTGTTATATGAAGGATCAACACAGTCTACTTTTGCTGGCCTGCAATATTGGGACCAAGGCAGTTACACAGGTCTGATTAATACAGAAATTACAACAACTACATCAGCTATTAATTATGTTAGCGCACTGGCACAACAGATTGTAACAAACTCAACAATTGGTACTCGTTATCAATCAGTAGTAACACAGAATACAAGTTTACAGGCGGCAACCGCAGCAGAAACGCAGAAGATAGCCAACGAGTTTGGAATCATTGTAAACATTTTAAACAATGGTACGCTAGGTGTTACTGACATTATCATACCAAATGGATTAGCCAGTACCTCGTCTAACATAATCAATGCTTACGAGTTACTACAGGCCAACCGTGCATACATTCAAGCAGAAGCGGTTGCGTTTGTTGAATCGACTAAGACTCCGGGATTTGTTTATGATCAAGCTCTGTGTTATCGTGACGTAGGATACATGATTGACTCAGTTAGTTTTGATTTAAGAAATGGCGGTAATCGTCAAGCAATACAATCAGGTGTTTATTATTATTCATTTAATGAAGCGTCTACTGCGATTCCCAACCAAATTCCACAAACCATTGCGGCCTACAATCATATTAGAAATATTGTTGGTAAGATCCTAACAGGTCAAGCAATTACTCCTACAACAGGAAACACTGCGACTCAAACTTTAGGACCAGACGTTGCTACTTCTGCTGAAGTACAACTAGCATATCAAAAAATTGAAACCATTACAGACATTATCAATAACGGTCCTGCTGCGGCAGATCCTGCAACACCTATTGGTCTAGAAGTCAGTACTGATCCTAATGTACTTGATGCTTATAATTTGTTGATTGCTAATAAAGAGTTTATTCAAGAAGAAACTATTGCGTTTGTTAATTTGTTCGATGTTGGATTTGTTTATAACAGGGCCAAGTGCCGACGTGACATTGGCATTATTGTTGAAAATATTGCCTACGACATTGCCTTTGGCGGCAACGAAAAGACTGTTGAAAGCGGATTGGCCTATTGGAACGGAGTAACCAGTTATATCTCAAATGAAATCACCGAGACTTCAGCAGCATTTGATTATATCAATGTATTGGCACAGAGTATTCTTGCCAATACACCTGCACCTAATTTACTTAATACTTTCCAAACCGCTCCGCAGGTGATCAATACAGTATTAACTGGTGGCGAAATTGCCGCTCCTATAGTTACTAAACTAATTGGAATCATAAACGACATTATTGTCAACGGTCCAGAAGTTGCTCCAATATCGCAGCCTGGAAACGGACCAGACTGGGGATCAGTAAGTGCTGAGGTTCTATTAGAAACCAACAGACAATTTATTCAAAATGAAATCATTGCATGGATCAATTACAATTATCCAGACTTTGAATATAGAGAAGACAAGTGCTATAGGGACACCGGCCTAATTATTGATGCTATTGCGCAAGACATTACGCTAAACGCCAACGCAAAAACTATTGAAGCGGCAGTGACATATTGGACCGGCAATGTAAACGTACTTGAAAATGCCAGCTTTGGTAATAAAAATCAAGTAGCTGAAACTATTGCAGCAATTAATCGTGCCAAGGAAGTTTCTTTACAGGTTATCAATAACTCAACTGTTACAACAACATCATTTGTGTTTAATTCAGTTAAGTGCGCAAGAGACACCGGTCTTATTGTTGATGGTCTAGCACAGGATTTGCTATTTGGTGGTAGCAGTCAATCAACATTCTCCGGAGTTCAGTATTGGAATCACGGCAGTTATGTTGGAGACATTGCGGCCCAGCTTACTACAACCACTGCGGCTATTAATTATATCAGCGATCTTGCTCAAAAGATTGTACAAAATAATACCACAGGTGCACGTTATCAATCAACAGTATCACAGAATACAAGTTTACTAGCGGCTACTGATTCTGAAGCAACCACTATTGCCAACAACTTTTCAACTGTTACAAACATTTTAATTAATGGTGTTGCCGGAGTAACTGATACAATTGTTCCTAATAATTTAACAGCAAGCGGAAATATTAACGTACAACGTGCATATAATATTTTACAGGCTAACGTTGAATATTTAAAAGCAGAAGCCATTGCTTGGGTAGAAGCCAATAAGAATTTCCGCTATGATCCGGTTAAGTGTGCTCGTGACAGCGGTCTTATTGTTGACAGTATTGTTCTTGACCTAGCATATCCAACAACATACAGCAGTCAATCAACATTTGCTGGACTACAGTATTGGAATCAAAACGGCTATACTGGTAGTATTGCCAATGAGCTGACTACAACCACTGCGGCTATTAATTATGTTAGCTTATTAGCACAGGAGATTGTAACAAACTCAACAGGTACTCGTTATCAATCAACAGTAACACAGAATACAAGTTTATCGGCGGCTACTGCCACAGAAGCCGCGGCGATTGCCACAGACTTCTCTGTTATTACAAATATCATAACCACTGGTACTGTTGGAGTAACTGATATTATTGTTCCAAACAGCTTGACAGCAAGTGTAAACACAAATACTGTAAATGCCTATGCGTTGTTGCAGGCCAACCGTGAATACATTCAAGCAGAAGCAGTGGCGTTTGTCGAAACAGTTAAGACGCCCGGTTTTGAATACGACCCAGAATTGTGTTATCGCGATGTAGGTTACATGTTAGACTCTGTAAGTTTTGATTTGCTACATGGCGGCAATCGTCAGGCAGTACAATCTGGAGTATATTACTACACATTCGATGGATCCTCTACAGCTATTCCAAACGAAATTGCGCAGACTGTTGCAGCATTTGAATTTATCAAAGCACTCAGTGAAAATCTTGTTCAAAATATTCCTGTAACCGCACTACAAAATGCAGTGTTACAAGATACAAGTCTACCGGCAGCCAGTCTTTCTGTAATACCTGCAGTAACTGAGCCGACATCTAAAATTATCAAGATTATTGAAAATGGCCCTGACGCAGTCTTAGTCAAACAACCGATTAGTTTAACACCAGCAACCAACAGTCAAAAATTAGCGGCAGCAAATATTTTGTTGGCCAACAGAGCATTTATTCAAGCAGAAACTATTGCCTATATTAATGAATTCTTAACATTCCAGTATGACGCAGAAACCTGTGCTAGAGATGTTGGTTATATTGTTAACTCTGTAAGTTTTGATTTGTTATACGGTGGAAATCGTCAGTCAGTACAGTCAGGAGTTTACTATTGGGGTTACAGTAATAAGAGTACTAGCCTACCTAATGAGCAAATTGCTTCAACACTAGCATATCAATATATGAAGTCGTTGATCTCAAATATTGTTATAGCCAAAGTACCGGAGACTCTATATCAAAATACTGTAACACAAACAACAAACTTACCTGCCGCAACACCGGTTGAGGTGGATAAAGTATTGGCAAATATTGATATAATAACCAGAATCATTAATGAAGGCCCAGATGCCGCAGGTCCTAAGGTTCCTATCAACCTAATAGAAAGTAATAATCAGTTTATTCGTAACGCTGTAAATCTTATTTCAGCTAATAGAGAATTTATAAAGGCAGAAGTAATAGCCTATGTGGCAGAAACACAGGTCAGCAACGACCAAATATTCCTACCATTCTATGATATGGGTGCTAATGCTACCTTATCAGTAACAAGAAACTTTGATATTCTTACAAATATTGTCGCAAATGGTCCCGGTGTTGCTCCAATAATATCAGACGGCAACAGCATATTTGTTAAAACTGGCCTAAGTCCGGATGACATTAAAACTGCTCCAGTGGTCACAGCAATTACCACAGTGTCATCCGGTGTTTATAAAATTGACATCTCAGAAAGCACAATTGGCTTTGGCAATCAACAACCATTATACTTTGGTCAAACAGCAGTATTTCCTAAACTCGCAGACGATGTTCCAGATCGTTGGCAGCAACGTCGCATTAATCCTATTGGATCAATGGGCGGATCGCTTGTTGATGGAGCAGTAATTTCAGATCGATCACCGATTAACTCATTCGTGTATGATGCGTACACACAGGTTAACCAAGGCGGCGAAGGTATCCGTATTTCTAACAATGGCTATGCACAGTTGGTTTCTGTGTTTACGATTTTCTGTTCACGTGCTGTGGTAGTAGAAAACGGTGGTATTGCATCTATTACCAACTCTAACTCAAACTTTGGTGAAACATGCTTAACAGCCAAGGGCTACGGTAAGCGTGAATTCTCTGGCTATGTTAAAAATGCTCCTATACTGCCTTTCTTCCCTAACGGATTATATCCACAAGGCGGAACAGTTCAAGTGTATGTAGCAGATCCAGAGCTTCGGCCATCAATCTCTTTGGTTATGGAAGTAGAACCGCCAGAAGGATTCGTTAATAATCAAGGATTGCCTGGTTTCTTGTCAGGTAGTACGACAATTGACACTCTAACAACCGGCACTATTGACATCACTGGGGTTGACAACACTGGATTTATCATTGGACAACCGTTCTATGTAAGAGATCAGTTTGGTCGATTAGTTGACGACAACAATCAGCCATATATTCGCTCAGGCACAGTTGTTGCTGATGTTGGATATCAAAGTATTACATTGAACTTTCCATTGAACTCAGGCGGCGGCGAACCTGGCAATTTTAACTTCTTCAATCTATATTGCTGTGGCAATGCTTATTACACAGTATTGTCAAGCACTGTTGCACCCGATCCAATACCGCCTGGTACGTCATTATTACCTGGATCACAAAATATTGCTGAAAGCAGCAGTACAGCATTTATTAATTCTCTAGCACAGCTAATTATTGATAATGATACAGTTGATGCCTTACAAACTGCTACACGTCAGGTATTTGACATAAGCCTAGTAGGCGGAGAAAATGCTGGCGGATTTATTACCGACCATCTAGATATAATTAGTAGTATTCTAGTCAACGGTCCTGCTTCTGCTCCAGAAATTACCAAATTTGGTCCGCTACCGGCTGGCGCTGCCAGTGCTGCTAGTTTGCTGAATAAAAATAAAGGATTTATTGAGGAAGAAGTTATTACCTTTATAAATCAAACAATTTATTCTTTTGATTATAACGAGGCTAAATGCCAAAGAGACACAGGACTTATTGTTGATGCATTAGCACAAGACTTGTTGTTCTCTACCTCTAGTCAATCAACATTTGCTGGACTACAATATTGGAATCAAAACGGCTATACTGGTAGTATTGCCAATGAGCTGACTACAACCACTGCCGCAATTAATTATGTTAGCACATTATCGCAGCAAATTGTTCAGGGCCAGACAGGCACTCGCTACACAGCAGGAATTCAAATAACTAATTTAACAACGGCTACTGCCACAGAAGCCGCGGTGCTGGGTGCAGATTTTGATGTTATTACAAATATCATAACAAATGGTACTGTTGGAGTAACTGATATTATTGTTCCAAACAGCTTGACAGCAAGCGTAAACACAAATACCGTAAATGCCTATGCGTTGTTGCAGGCCAACCGTGCTTATATACAAGCAGAAGCAGTGGCATTTGTCGAAACATTTAAGGCGTCAGATTTTACTTATGATCCCGATAAATGTCTACGTGATGTAGGCCATATGATTGATTCTGTTAGTTTTGATTTACTATATGGTGGGAATCGCCAGGCAGTTCAGTCGGGCGTTTACTATTACGGATTTAGCACAGTGTCTACTGCAATTGTTGATCAAATTCCACAGACTATTGCGGCATATGACCACATTAGTTCAATTGTACAACAGATTGTACTTGGCCAACCGGTAACAACGTTCCAAACAACAGTACCACAAGTTAGAAATTTATCAACCGGAACACTGAATGAAGTGGTAACAATTCGGAATAAGATTGATATTATTACCAACATTATTGAGAACGGACCGTCGGTCGCTGAAGAAGCTAACCCAATTCAATTGACTCGTAGCACCGATGTTGATGTTATCAATGCCGCATTGATACTTGATGCTAATCGTGAGTTTATTCAAGCAGAGACTGTTGCCTACATTAATAACATGTTTACATACAATGAAGCGAAATGCCGCCGCGATATTGGCTTCCTTATTGATGCATTGATATACGATTTAGAAAAAGGTGGAAACTACAACGCAGTGATAGCAGGTAAGAGTTATTATGCTACAACTGGCACACACCACATAGTTCAACTTGAAGAAAGTGTAACCGATCCTGCTCTATTTCCAGACGGAGCTATTACAACATTCTATCAACGTTCATACATGTCGGCTTCTGGCTATCTGTTTGAGTACGTTGGTGCCGGGACCGACTATGGTTCTCTACCACAAGTTGGTCGAGCCGACCCTATACAAAGCAAAGAAGTTGTTCAGTTAAATAATGGTAAGGTGTTCTTTACGTCAACTGACCAAAACGGAGACTTCCGTATAGGTACAGGACTTGTGATTAGTCAGGCAACTGGTGTATTATCAGGAAGAACATTTACCAAATCATTATTTGCTAATTTAACGCCATTCATATTGGCAATCGAAGGAGATTAACCGTGGCATTATTACCATTAAACGTATTCAAAACTAAAACTGCAATATTAACAACTGCAACCAACGCAAGAGTCTACACAGCACCCGTTGGAGTAACAGCCATTGTATTAATGGCCAACGCATCCAACGTGGATAGTGTTACTCGTCAAGTAAGTTTTTCTCACTACAGAAATCTTCCAGTATTACCTGATACACAAGGTAATGGTGGACAGGCTGGAAATACTATTACAGAACAGGTGTTTGGATTTGCTATCCCTCCCAATGACGCTGGAAGTTTGTTATCAGGAAAACTTATTATTGAAAGCCTAGATAGTATTATTGCCTACTCCGACGCACCGGGCGTTATGAAATTAACATTAAGTATACTAGAGACCGCTAATGCCTAAACTATTATCCGGCGGAGCCCCGATCGCAGGGACAACCGGCTCCAACTCAATCTTTATCACGCTTCCAACAGCACAGCTAAGCCTTGGACGAACTCCTACAACGTCAACAGGTTATACACTGGTTACGAGTCCCAACGGACAGCTGGGATTTACCAGTACGGTGGGCGGAATTCTTTTTGATAATAGCATATCAACATCGACTTCATTTGTTCGAACTACAGTTCCTAATAGCGATCTTATAATTGAATCCAACGGAACAGGCACAGTTCAACTTAATGGAAATATTTTAATTAACGGTAATACAGCAGCGATTACCACTGGTAGTTTTGTTGACATAACAGTTTCAAACCTAGCACAGTTTACGTCTACAACTACAAATGTGGCAATGAGTGCTGGATTAGATGTTGCTGGCCCAACTACCATCCAAGGCAGTTTAGAAGTCTTTAGTAACGTACTATTACAACCATATAACGGAGTAGTATCAATCACTCCAACAGGAATTGGTACAGTCGAAATTCAACCAGACACAACTGGCGCTATAGACAACATGGCAATTGGTAATGACGCTCCGTCAACCGGCATCTTTACAAACGTAACAGCTACTAGCATTGATGTATCAACTCTATTAATCAACGGCTCACCATTTACTGGCGCAGGCACCGCAAATATTATTATCAGTGACACACCACCACCATTACCAACATTGGGTCTATTATGGTGGGATAGCAATTCAGGAATTTTAAGAGTCTACTATGTTGATGAAGATAGCGGACAATGGGTAGATGCATTTCCTGTAATTCAAGGACAGGCAGCTACGATTGCTGTTGGCAATGTGGTTGAGTTATCAAGTGATGCAGATCCTTACGTAATAAATGTTGGATCTAACAGCGAAGCTGTATTTGAGTTTGGGTTCCCGTCAGCAGGTGCCCTGCCATCTACCACAACCAACGTGCTATTTGTTAATAATCCAACTCAAGCAACATCAACAGCAACTGGTGCGTTAACTGTACTTGGCGGAGTTGGAGTAGGCGGCAATTTATATGCTTCAACCATCTATTCAAATGGACTTCCAGTATTAACTGCTGTATCCTTAGACAACTACGGAGTTAGTGAAATTCTTCCAGGTGACGGAATTAGCGTTAACGCAACTACCGGATCAGTGACAATTACCAACACAGATACATTAGAATCACTAATTGGTAGAAACGGTTCAACGTCTAAGGGTATTGCAGTAACCTCCTCAACAAATAGCACAACAACGGACACTGGTGCTGTAACTGTAACAGGCGGAGTTGGCATCGGAAAAGATTTGTCAGTTGGCGGAGCAGTGCGTATTCAAGGGCTTGCTGGCGAATTTGGCACAATTGATTATAATTCTACCAGTGATGCGTTTGAATTGACTGGTAGCATGATTCCAACTAGCAATTACGGATTGGGAACAATTTTACAACCCTGGAATAACGTTTTTGCCACACAGGTATTTGAAAATGAAAAACGAGTAGTAACTTCAGTGATTGCTAACCCCGGCGAATTTATAGGAGTGTCCTACGCCAGTACTACAGGTCCTCGGGTCGTATTCACAGTAACCAACCTTGGTGTTCACACCCTATCAGCAGGAACTGACACAGCGGTATCTACTTCAACAGGTTCAGTAGTTGTTTGGAACACATCAACTTTGCAAACAGTAACAGATCGCGGAGCAGTTACCACTAACGAAATTACTTTTGCCAACACTGGTGCTAATGCAGTGACTATTACAGGTACACTTAACGCAAAAGCCGCAATTGTGGACGGTGCCAGCGTGTGGACCACTGCAACATTAACTGAAGTTGAACAACTAGGCAATCGAATTGGATACCTAACTTCCTCAACTCTAGGTAGCTATGGAGTATCGTTTTTGTCACCCGGACTTGGAATCAGTCTCAGCGCCAACACCGGTACAATAACAATAACCAATACTGGAGTTCTTAGCCTTACTACTGGCAGCGGCATTGCAATTTCAGCCAGCACCGGAGACGTTCAACTTAGTAGTATTGATACCTTACAAAACGTAGTCAGTCGTGGTAGCACAACGACAGTTGGAATATCAATTACCACGACAACAAATTCAACCTCAACTACCTCAGGTGCATTAATCGTGCGTGGCGGAGTTGGCGTAGGCGGAAGCCTTTATGCTGGCGCTCTTTATGACAACAACAACAGAGTAATTACAAGAATTCAAATTAATACCGGAACAGGATTATCAGGCGGCGGTGTAATCACCGGAAATTCTGGAACCCTAACATTGACAAATACCGGAGTACTGAGCTTGTTCGCTGGTACAGATACTGCGGTCAGTACTTCTACAGGCGATGTGCGGGTATGGAGTACAGCCACTTTACAATCGCTGACCAACAGAGGCAGTACAACCAGTAACGCAATTAACATAACCAATACCTCAGCTTCTACTTCAACTACCACAGGTGCATTAATCGTGCGTGGCGGAGTTGGAGTGCAAGGTGCAATATGGGCCAATGAAATTTATGATTCAGGTGACCGTGTTGTTACCACATCAACAATTAATCAATTTGGTGTTAGTAAAATTTTTCAAGGCGACGGAATATCAGTTAATACAAACAGCGGAATTGTTACCATAGTTAATACAGGTGTGTTAAGTTTAAGTGCTGGTACAGACACAGCGGTATCTACTTCTACAGGGTCAGTAGTTGTTTGGAATACAAGTACTCTGCAAACTATTACTTCTCGAGGCGCCACTACTACTAATGTTATTTCAATTACAAATGACACAGCATCAACCGACACTACCTCAGGTGCATTGATAGTTGCAGGCGGAGTTGGAGTAGGTGGAAGTGTATATGCTGGCGCTCTTTATGATAACAATGTTAGAGTAGTTACAGGACTTACTCCTACTCCCGGAACGGCAATTGGCATCACTACTCCAATATACAGTGGTCCTACTGCAATATTCACAGTAACCAACCTTGGTGTTCACACCCTATCAGCAGGAACTGACACAGCGGTATCTACTTCTACAGGGTCAGTAGTTGTTTGGAATACAGGTACACTACAGAGTATTACTTCTCGAGGCACTACCACTACTTTTGCCATCAACATTAACAATACTTCATCAGCTACATCAACTTCAACAGGTGCCTTAAGAATCTCAGGCGGAGTTGGAGTAGGTGGCGCAATTTATGCTAGTACAATGTTTGCCAACAACGCAGCCGTATGGACCACTGCTACCTTAACTGATTTAAATCAATTAAAC